CGACAGTCGGCTCAATTGACGACCTCAACGACGTTGACACGACAGGCAAAGCCGAGGGCGACAGTTTGCGCTTTGATAGTGGCTCGGGCGAGTGGGTAACCAAGCCGATAGTTATTGAGGTAACACAGGCGGAGTATGACCAGCTCGTTCTTGACGGAGATTTACAACCGCTAACCACCTATGTAATCACCGACGCCCCCAACCTCAACGCAACGGCTCAAAATTTGAGTTATGACGGGGGAGCAACAAGCACATATGACGAGGTGGAAACTGCAAAAACAAGCATAGGCACATTGGCAAACCTAACCACAACGACAAAATCAAGCCTTGTAGGTGCTATCAACGAACTTGTTACAGATAAAAAGGATAGTAGTTTTTTCAAGTCAACAGGTGTAGGCAATTTCCCCAACTTGGTGGGAGACGGTCAAGTATGGTTAATTGTAGGACAACGAATGACCTTAAATGCCACTTGTGTACTTGTATGCAACCGTTCGGGTACAACAATGAGTGTCAAAGAGGTTGTCAAGGATAGCGGTTTTTCAATAGCAAGTAACTCAAACGGCACAGTAGCAATCACATATAACAATTTAACAACAGGTTGCTTTTTTGGGGCTATTAGAATGGTTTAATCGGGGGGTAACACAATGGCAAAACAAATATATATTGATAGCAACGGCAACAAGTGGAACGGTAATACTTGCAACAGTTTACCTTTGTCAAGGCTAAAAAATAAGTCGGTGGTGGAATAGGTAGACACTAAAAAGGTTCGAGGGGTTACGACTTCTCAAAGGACTATGCAAGGTGCAAATCCTTGCCCGACTATAAATAAAAAGAAGGAGGCTCACAATGGAAAACAACTATCATTTTTATCCATTTACTCCGTTTGAGATAGCAACGAGAAATGCAAAAGAAGAACAAGTTAAATTATCTGGCGGTAATTACATTGTTGACAAAGGAATAGTTATCAACAAAAAGGAGGCTCACAATGGCTAAACAGATATACATAGATAGCAACGGCAACGAGGTGTTAGTTAGTGGCACGATAACAGATGCGGGTAACCTCCCCCTCGGCACTGACTTCACCGACCCGACAAGCACGGCTTATGCGGTTAAGGCGTTACAAGACGGCAAGGCGGAAATAAAAATTGATAGCGGTAGCGGTACAACATCAGCAAACGGCAATATTGGTGTAACACGAACAGGCAAATTTATCATTATCGGTGCGTGGTGTAATGTAGTCAACGGTTGCGTTATACCGTTCATTGACTATTCAAGCGCAAGTACGCAAGGTTCAACGGCTTGGTATTTGCATTTTATGAACGGCAACTCCTCGCAAACTTCAATTAATAGCACAACTGTAACTTATTATTATGCTTATATCGAGGTTACATAATAAAATGGTCGGTGGTGGAATAGGTAGACACTAAAAAGGTATGAGGGTTACGACTTCTCAAGGTACTATGCAAGGTGCAAATCCTTGCCCGACCATTACAAAAAAACGATAATTCGGCAAAATAGAAAGGCGGTAACAAATGACATTCAACGAGTTATGGAATGAGATACTATCCGAAATGCCACGAAAGCAACGGATTAGAATTAGAATTCTATCATTCGTTGAATATTGCAAAGTGCATTTATTGCACCTTGCTCGCAAAATAGAAAGGCGGTGCGGAATGAATAATGAAATGACAACAGAATATATGTCAAATGAAGAAGTTATCGAGGTCTTGAAAGGTATTGTCTTTAATGGTTTTGACAGAACAACACGGAAAGAAAGACAGGCTCTCGATATTGCTATCAAAGCACTTCAAGAAGTAAATTCGGTATAACAAGAATTATACCGATATTACACTTTGACCTCCTCTAATCGTTATTATGATTAATAAAATGACAATTAGAGGAGGTATATTTATGATATCTGCAATATGGCCTAAATCTGAATGGATTTATAAAGATTATATCAAACAGTTTCCTGAAGGTGGTTCTATCCTAATCAAAGGATGGGAATGCACGCATTGTAAAGGATTCGTACACCGGAAAACAGGTCAATCTCAATATTGCCCTAACTGCGGATATATGATGAAGAATTTTGAAAAGAACAATAAGAACTGATATTTGCGGTTAGATATTGTAACCTGATAGCTATCGTATAACAGAGTCTTGAGAGCATATCTTGAGACTCTTTATTAACGCCAATCGTTATGATAAAACATGTGTAACCTTTTATATGATTACATACCGAAAATATACACCCCAATAATGCCTTCCGGCGTAATATTCTACTATCTTGTAGTTGCCGGTCTTCATACTTCGGCATTATTCAATTTCAAGCGAGGTATTTTCCCACTATGCAACAATTTAAGAAACTCTTGGCACAGGCTAAAACTGTGTTTACACACATCAGTACCTATGTAATGTTAGGCATTCTGCTCTGTATTTCGGCAATCTTTGTGATTCAACAGCATAATATCATCCTTCTTACAGATAGGGTGAATGAGTTGGAATCTCACAATATTGCCAAGGCAATCGACTACAACACTTCAATCGCAGCTCTTGAGGAACAAGTCATTATCCTTACAGAAGAAAATGCTATGCAGGCAGGTATAATTGCGGCCCAAGCAGAAGAATTAAATTATTACAAGCAGTACACAGTTGAGATGGCAGATGCTTTAGATGAATATCAGCAAGCATTAGTAGAAGCCGTACCCTATATACAATTCCCTACAGAATGGGACGGTCCAGTATTAAGCAAGGCAAAAGGCTGTATCATGGGACCTTCCGGTAGAGAAACCTACTACAATCTCAATATGAAGAACTGTATAAAGAAAATGAGGCAGTTAGGCTTCACACAGCGGGCATATCCTTACTGGATTAGAGAAGACGGCGCAAAAATGCTCGGACCATATGTAATGATAGCAGCAAATTGGAGTATCAGACCACTCGGTACAATAGTAGAAACTTCATTAGGCTGGGGCATTGTAGTTGATACAGGTGAATTCATTAATACATATCCTGAAGGTATAGATATTGCAGTAAATTGGTAAACCTTATCTATTTGTAGACTGATTTAGTTTAACATGAGAGGAAAATTCACTATGGACGAATTACAGCAAGCCCAAGAATTAGCAGCGAAAGCTGCAGATGCTATTTGGCAGTTTCAGAATGCAGATATTCATTATAGTCAAGAATTTATTTCAAACGAAGAAGTAGAGTTATTAGATTCTGCAAGAATTCTTTTAGATTTTCTTTCAGGTTCTCAAGAGGTATAATAAGAAATAACAATCTAACAAATCGTTATATAATAGATATAACCGGCGAGTTTTGTACTTTCCTTTGACACCCTTGCCGTTATAAAATAAAAATAAAAAGGAGAAAATCAGACCATGATTTCAAAAACAAAGTCTTTGATAGCGGACTATAAAGTGCTATTAAGAAGCGTTCCAGCATTAGTAACTACAATCTTCGTCCTCACAACAGTACTTATGAATTTTGCAGCAGCAAAGTTGATTGTAAATGTTGGTGGATTTGCTGTAACAGGCGGATTTATTGCTTCGTTTGTCCCTTTTCTCTGCATGGACTGCATTGCTAAGAGATTTGGAGCAAGGGCAGCTATACTGCTTAACATATTATCAGCCGCTGGAAACTTGTTTGCAGTTATTTTCCTTGCAATTGTAGCAGCAATTCCTACGGCTGAACCTTATCCTGAATTCAATTATATATTTGGTGCTGTATGGTTTATCTGCCTCAGTAGTACAGTAGCATTTGTTGTATCTGGCGTAATCAATAGTTTAGTAAATGTAGCAGTAGGCAAACTTTTCAAAGGAAAAACAAACATCATTGAGTTCTTCACAAGAAGTGCTTTCTCAACGTTTGTAGGTCAAGCTATTGATAACTTCATATTCATCGCAGGTGTATATGTAGTATTTGCTCCTATATTCTGGGGCACAGAGCCTCTTTCTATCCTTACTTGTTTGGGCACAGCTGTATTTGGAGGATTGATGGAACTTCTTTGCGAAGTAATTTTTACACCTCTTGGATACAAAATTGTTAAGGGATGGGAAAAGAACAATGTAGGCGAAGAATATCTTAAACTTCATCCTCAGAAGTAATTAAATTAGAGGGTTTTGTAACAACCTTTGACAGCCCCTCAATAAACAAAAATAATAAGGTTACACAATAATACAAAATCGTTATATAGAGTGTAGCCAACAACCACGGTTACACTCTATATTTTTATAAGGAGAAAAATCATGCCAAGTAACACACAAGACCTCAGCGGAGTAACACTTTTAGGTAATCAGAACACAAAGTACCTCTTTGAATACGACCCAAGTATATTAGAGAGATTTGAAAATCACTTCACTCCTTTGCAGGATGATGAACAAGTTATCAACCTTGACTGTTTTGAGTTTGCAAGTAGATGTAAGAAGACTAACCAACCAGATTACGGTACAATTTATATATCTTATATCCCTAACAAATATCTTGTAGAATCTAAGTCACTTAAGTTGTATTTGTTTTCATATCAGACTCATCAAGACTTCCATGAAACTTGTTGTCATATGATTATGGAAGATTTAGTTAAACTTCTTGAGCCTAAGTTTTTATCTGTCTATGCAGATTTTAACAGTCGTGGTGGTATTTCAATCTTGCCTTATAGCATCTATGCTGACGAAAATCATCAGGATTTGAAGAAAGCAATGCAGGTATCATTGATGACTGAAATAATTCATCATACACCTAGGCCGAGGATTTGATTATGGAAGAGTGGAAACCTATACCCAACCATACAGGCTACGAAGCAAGTAATCTTGGTAGGATACGAAGTGTAGATAGATATGTAGAATGCACTCGGTATGGTAAGAATAACAAACAATTCCATGCCGGAAAGGTATTATCTGTACACAAAACTAATAAATCTTATAGTATACTGTATGTATCACTTTCTACTCATCAGAAGAATACATATTATCGATTAGATAGACTTGTTGCTTCTGCTTGGATACCTAATCCAAATAATTTTGAATGCGTAAACCACATAGACTCTAATATTGAGAACAGTAGAGTAGACAATCTAGAATGGGTTCCCTATCTTTCAAAGAAGCATAGAGAGACCTCAAAGATAGATGAAGAATGGCGACCAATTCCTGGTTATGAAGATTTGTATCAGGTATCTAATACAGGTAAAGTTAGAAGCATCTCTAGAGTAGTTAATCGGTCACGCATACGAAATAATAAATCATGTGACGACACTCCGCAGTATCATCCTAGAGAGTTAAAGCCTTATAGTATCAAGAAGAAAACGCATTCAGCAGTTTATCATTTACATAGAAGATATAAGCCCGGTTATTATGGTCAAACCGATGTATACTGGGATATAGAAGATTTAATCAGGTTAGTATTTCCTGAAATATATGAAAAGGAGAATTGAATGAAAGCATTAGTACTTAGTTCCGGAGGTTGTGACTCTACAACACTTGTTAGTTTAGCTGTGAATAAGTATGGCAAAGATAATGTTATTACTGCTTCATTATATTACAGACAGAAGCACGATAAAGAATTGAAATGTGCTCAAGCAGTAGCAGATTTTTATAATGTAAGACATATTGAGGAGGACATCTCTAGCGTAATGAAATATGCAGGAGAGGTTTGCACTTTGATGAAAGATTCAAAAGAAGAACTTCCACTTGAGAGCTATGCAGACCAGATTGCAAAGAATGGAGAGGGAAGAGTTAGTAGTTATGTCCCATTTAGAAATGGACTCTTTTTATCAATTGCAGCAGCCTACGCAGATAGTTTATTCCCTGGCGAAGAAGTAGAAATATTCTACGGAGCCCATGCGGATGATGCTGCCGGTCAAGCATATGCAGATTGTTCACCTGAATTTGCAGAAGCAATGGATAAAGCAATCAACATAGGAACATATGGAAAAATTCATGTAGTAAGACCTCTCATTGATAAGAATAAAGCTGCGGTAGTGAAGATGGGTCTAGAACTAGGTACTCCATATCAGTTGACTACAAGTTGCTATAATGGAGGAGAAAAGGCTTGTGGAAAGTGCGGAACCTGTATTGATAGGCTTAATGCATTTAAAGCAAATGGAATTAAAGACCCTATAGCATATGAGGAGGATTAATCTATGGAAAAGTGGCGAATTAGTAAAAGAATGGAAATAGCAGGAAGTCATCAGTTATCTCTTCCCTATGAATCAAAATGCGAAGGTTTACATGGTCATAATTGGATAGTAACAGTCTACTGTGAATCAGATAAAATCACAGAATATGGAATGATTGTAGACTTTGCTAAAGTTAAGAAAGAAATTCACGGATTCTTAGACCATGGATACCTTAATAACTTGCTTCCGGGAATCAATCCTACTGCTGAAAATATTGCAAAATGGATATGTGATAAGGTAGATGGACTTTGCGAAGTAGGGTATTGTTGTAGAGTAGATGTCCAAGAAAGCGAAGGAAATATTGCTACATATGAAAGGACACCTGACTAATGCTTATCAATGAAATATTTTATTCTATAAGCGGAGAATCTATCAATTCTGGTTTTCCTACTATCTTTATAAGAACTTTCGGCTGTAATCTTAGATGCAGTTACTGTGATAGCATGTATGCAGTAGAAGGTGATGATTATAAAGAGATGTCAGTAGACGAAATTTTATCTGAAATTTCCAATTATCTCTGTCATAGAGTTATATTCACAGGTGGTGAGCCTCTTATCCAAAAAGATGCATATGAATTAATTAATAGACTTGCATCTGACGGATATAGTGTTGAGATTGAAACTAATGGTGCAGTTCCGTTATATCCTATGGATTTTATGAATCCTCTTATAACAATAACTATGGACTGGAAATGTCCTTCGTCTGGCATGACTGATAAAATGATTAGTGAAAATCTTAGTATACTAGGTAAAAGAGATGTAGTTAAATGTGTTGTGGGCTCTACTGAAGATTTATACGAAATGAAGAGAATATCTAAATTAACTAGAGCCCAAGTATTTGTAAGTCCTATATTTGGGAAGATTGAACCAAAAGAAATAGTCGAGTATCTTTTAGATAATAATCTGACAAATGTAAGATTCCAACTTCAGATACACAAATTTGTCTGGCCTGTAGACCAGAGAGGAGTATAATGATGGGTTATAAGAAAATAGATATGCCTAAGGTAGAAGATGCAGTTAAAAATCTTCTTATAGCATTAGGCGAAGACCTTGAGGAAGAGGGGCTGAAAGAAACTCCTAGAAGAGTAGCAAAGTATTGGGCAGAACTCCTTGAAGGCGAAGACTATACTAATGCTGAAATAGCAGAAATGTTTACAAAAGATTTTCATGTTAGTTTTGAATCAGTAGTAATCAAAGAATGCAGTAATATTTTCAGCTCTTGTCAACATCACATGGCACTGATGTATAATGGTTGTGTATACGTTGCTTACATGCCTGTAAGAGTTGACCCTTCTGACCCAAATAGCCCTTATAAAGTAATTGGGCTTAGTAAGATTCCTAGAATTGTCGATATGTGTGCTAGAAGACTTCAGCTTCAAGAGAAACTCAATGCTGATATTGCAGAATGTATTCAACTTGCAACAGGAAGTAAACAAGTTTATGTGAGGTCAATAATGGACCATGGTTGCGTTAGTGCTCGAGGAATTCACAGCTCCGGTAAAACAGATGCAACATTTATGACTCCTGAACTTCGTAGTGACCCTGAAATGCGAAAAGAAATTGAAAGCAAAGTACAAGAATTACATCTTTCAAGTGTAAGATAATATTAGTAAAACCTTTTATTTAATCATTAAATCACTGTTAAGAGGAATAATTATGAAAAGATACATTCACAGTTCAACAGATATTACTGATTTAGATAATCAGATAGTTGATTTTCTTGGAGATAGTTTAATCTATAGAGGTCCTGGGGATATGTTCGGTAGAGGCGGATATGTATATATCTTCAGAATAGATAGAAATGCTTATCGAGTATTTTGCGATGATATTAACAACGAACTTATCTTCCAAGTTCTCGGATATGGTTCTGAATTAAATGGTAGCCCTACATTTGATGAACCATGTGATTATAAATCAGCTGATGGGAATATTTCTAATTGGTTCAACCTTATCAAACAGTGGATTAATGAGTGTGAGACCGATGACCCTTACTTCACTCAATATGAATAAAGGAGAATAACCATATGGATGCTAAAGATTTACTTGATATCTATTACAATGATATCAGTGACCAGTATGACGAGTGGGTGTTAACTGAAACTCTTCCTGAAGGTTACGAAGATTATACAATCAGTGGAGTGTACGAAGCAGACCCTGATATTCCTGAATTATATGAAATGTTAGCATCAAAAGGTTGTCAGGAAGTTTTATATATTGCCCCTTCTGCTGAGTATCCTTTTTCAGAAGAATTTATTGGTATAGTAGTTGGAAACGAATTACGCGATGTAACCCAGGATATTGAGAGAATTACTTCTGCTTGGGATTTTGATTATGTAGATAGTATCATTAATAAGCCGAGCCAACCTGAAGATGATTCTTACGAAGACTACGAAGATTGGTCCGAAGAGGCTATGCTTGACCACGGCGCTGATTTGTATGCTACCTACGGAGGCAGCGTAGATGTAAATGATATGAGTGAGTATGATGCCGAGTGTTATCTTATGTATGTTGGGAGTTTAAACTAATGAAAGTCTATATATCAGCAGCAAAGAAAACTTTTAAAATCGGTGATTATGTTGAAATCATCGGAGATAGCATTCATTCCGGAGATTGGGGCATTATTAAATATATCAATGAAGAAGACGATGAATACTTTGTTGGTATGTTTGGAGCAGATAATATGCTTCCTGTGTTTTCTAGAAATGAGCTTGAAAAGATGAAATACATACCTGAAGGAGTATAAGATGAAAAGATACATAAGAGCATCTAATCTTTCAAAATTATCAGGAAATAAGTTTTGGGATAGCACTTCAAAGAACCCCGAATCTTCTGATAAGCGTGAAGACTTAAGGCGTGAATTCATTCAAGAACTTAGAAAATATTGGGATAAATCTCCTTATAGACTTAAAAGTAGAAATGAGCGAGCTAACTCAATCCAGTATTTAGGCTTATTTGGAACGGGAGAAGGCTTGAGATTTAAGCGAAATACATTCCCTCTTAAAAAGGATTATGATTTAAAGCAACTTATTTCAGATTTTGCTAAAGATAATAATATCCCAGTTTACATTCTTAATAACTATGATTGTCTCGATGTTTTTTCTAATAAGTATTCTTATATGCAAGCATTACAAAACGGCCGTAGTTACGGCGGGTATGATGTAGATAAGATTGATAAAGCAAAACAAGAAACTTATGGTGAAACAGCTAAGCGCAGATATAGCATACGTATACATGCCGGAAATTTCCGTAAAGAAAAGTCAGGTAAATATGTTGTTGAAGCACAGAATATTCTAGAGCCGCTTGATATCAACGATATCAAATCTGGATTACCTGATATTTCTGACATCATAATTGGTTTTGAAAAGAAAATGATGATGGACGGCGATAAATGGAACGAAGGCAATGCCGATTTGTATCTCATAACAGAACGAGAATTAACTCCTGATGAGTATAATGAGTTAGAAGATTATTTCAATGACTTACTTAGCAGTATTCCACAAGATATGTATCGAGTATCGTTGTTTAAGCATCTAGCATATTAAAATTATTATAATCAAAATCGTTATAGTAGGTGTAATCTATTTAGGTTACACCTATTTCACTGAGTAAGAATCGTTATAGAAGTCAAAGGAGGACTTTATGGATAATATAAGTAAACTAATTCACTACATTTCTCCAGTGTGCAAAGCACCGATAGAGGTAGATGGCAAGGTATATGACAATCAGGCAAAGAGGTTGTCATTCTCTCCGTCATTCTTCTTCATTGATGATTGCGTCTGCTGTGGTACATGCTGCATGTGTGTTCCTGAGATGGTTGTCTTAACTGAACATGAATATGATAAGTTGAAGAAATGCACAGACCAGGAATTCATAGACTACAATTTACCTATAGAAAACTTACATTCTTTTAGAGATACTATCGAGATAGAATCGCATATAATTAATGGTAAAGAAATAAAGCTCTATAGATGTTCTCAACCATTGCAAACTATTCATAATCCTTATAAGAATCGTGACAGTAAAACTTGTCATTATCTTTTTAAAAATTCCGAAGGTCTTTATAGATGTGGAATCCATCCGGTAAGAAGTATAACTTGTCGAGTTCCTCATGTTAGATTATTTCACAATAACAAAGGTACAGTTTCTTTTGCAGTTAGTCAGTACGGCAGGAACTGGGCTGTCGGTTGTCCTATCAAATTCAAAGAATGTGAAACAGAAGAAATGTTCAATAAGATAAAGGCAGACAGAATTGCTTTACTTGAATATTTATCAAGAGTAGCAGACGACCTCAATTGTGAAACATATCTGCCGAAGATGATTGAATATATCAAAGGTACAACATTTGAAAATCATAAGCAGTTTTTAGGCAAAGACATCATGCCTATTATGAATACAAATTCACACATGCTGGAGGGAATTTTATGAGTGTAAACAATCTAAGTAAGATTATGCAGTATTTGCTTCCTCTGTCAAAGAAGGCAATTACTATTGATGACGAAGTTTTTGATACTCCTAGAAAGAGTTTGAGTTTATCTGCTACTTTCTTTGACGTAGACGGTTGTGACAGTTGCGGTAAATGCTGTTGTATCACAGAAAATCTTCTTCTGACTCAGAAGGAGTATGAAAGATTGATGGCATACACAGACCAGGATTTCATTGATTATGGTCTTCAAGTAGAAAATTTGCATAATCTGCAGAATACAATCGTTCCCACTAAGCATATTATCAATGGAAAAGAAATTACTGTCTATATCTGCCCCGAAAGAAAGCAGAGAATGATAGTAGATACAAAAGACCCTGAGAAAGAAAGAGATGTCTGCTATCATCTTTTCAAGAAAGAAGACGGCGTTTATAGATGCAAGATTCACCCAGTAAGAAGTATTACTTGCAGAATGCCTCATACAAGAGTATTCCATAATAGTGCAGGCTCTACTTCTATCAGTATCAGTCAGTATGGGAGAAACTGGGCACTTGGTTGTGGAGTGCAGTTCAGGTCTCCGGCAACATCTGAAGAGTTTGAAGAGCAGAAGGCAACAAAGGTTGCTCAGTTTGAATATCTCAAAGAAGTTTCTGACGACTTGAATATTGAAACATATCTCCCTGAATTGATTGATTATATCAAGAAATGCACATTTGACAATTACAAAGATATGTTAGGCAAGAATTTGCTTCCATTGTTTACTGCAAATCATTCGTTATTTAAGAATATTATAGGTTGAGGTGTATTTCATTATGACTGATATTTTCTATTGTTCTGCTCTTGAATTAGGTGCAATGGTTAATCGTAAAGAAATCAAGCCTACTGAAATTCTTGATGCATATGAAAAGAGAATTGCAGAAATAAACCCTAAAGTAAATGCAATTGTCTATACAAAGTTTGATGAAGCAAGAAAACGAGCAAAAGAAATTGAGGATAAGATTTCAAGAAATGAATATGTAGGCCCTTTTGCTGGTGTTCCTGTTGTTTTAAAAGATTTCTTACCTTCAAAGAAAGGATGGACTGCTTCGCATGGAGGAGTTAAATGCCTTATAACAACAGATGAATATGATTCAGAATTTTGTAAAGCTGCAGAGAAACTTGGGGCTATTGTTATTGGTAAGACAAATGCTCCTGCTTTTGGATTTAGAGGCACAACAGATAATAAATTGTATGGACCTACCTCTACTCCTTTTAACACAGAATATAATTCAGGTGGAAGTTCCGGAGGAAGTGCATCTTCTATAGCCGCAGGAATGGCAGGTCTTGCCGAAGGAGGCGATGCGGGTGGAAGCATTAGAATTCCGGCTGCTTGGTGCGGATGTTTCGGGTTCAAGCCTTCCGCCGGATTAATTCCAAGTGTTTGTAGACCGGATGCCTGGACAGCAACGCACCCTTATTGTTGTGGAGGTCCTATAACAAGAACTGTTGATGACGCAGCAAATCTTCTGTCTGCTATGATAAAGTATGACCCGCGAGACCCGCTTAGTATTCCTACTCCTCCTGAAATGATTAAGAATATTATTTCTAGAGTACCTTCTATGGGTTCTACTAAACTCAAAATAGGTTATACATTTGATTTTAACTTGTTTCCTGACCCTGAGGATGAAATTAAATCTGCAATGATGAATTTGATAAATATCCTTAAAGAGAATGGGCATACTGTAGAACCGGTAACATTTAACTTCAAATCTACTAAGAAAGAAATGGAAGATGCATGGTTACGAGGAATAAGCATCGATACTTCTATTGACTGTGAATTAGACAAGGAGAAAGGTTTTGATTTAATCGGAGACCATACGGAAGATTTGCCTGATGTATTTATTAAGTGGAATGATATAGCATTTAGCTCTAATATGTTGGACTATAGAAAATTCCATGAGATAAGAACAGATATCCTCGATGCACATCAGGATGTATTTGATAATTATGATATTATATTAGCCCCTATATCTGGTTGTATGCCTGTTCCTAATGCAGACGATTTTGATACTAAAGGTCCTGATAATATCAAGGGTGTAGCAATTGACCCTCTCATCGGATTCGGCTATACATTCCTTGAAAACATGATAGGAACTCCTGCAGCGTCTATTCCTATTGGATTTGGTGAAAATAATCTTCCTATCGGTCTTCAAGTAATTGGAAACAGATATTGTGACGATACAGTATTTGCAATCTGTAGAACCATTGAGAAGTTACTTCCTTGGCAAGAACACTATAAGGAGTTGTTCAAATGATTAGAGATATTATAATTGTAGTTATAGGAATAGCCTTCGGAGTTATTATCACTAGACTACTGAATCATTTTGAAATACACAGTTTGAAGAATCAGCTCTTTGCTTCTGAAAGTGACAATGAAAAGATTGTAAGAGATAACGCAAACTTAGTCAGAGAGAATTCTGCACTTAAGTCAAAGATAAATGAAATAGAACGCTCAAGAAGTAAGAATACTCCTGATTTCGGGGACTGGTAACATATAAATCAAGAATTAACAACCTTTAATAGTTGTGTAATATAATTTGCACAACTATTTTTATGTTAATATTGAGAGGTATAGATTATGCCATCAAGCGTAAGTTATCAAAGAAAATATTATTCAGTTCTATATGCAGACTTGGGTACAATTCCTCTTAAAGAGGGAAATGTAATCGCTACTTATGATACTAATGGGTTCTATTATGATGTAGGAAATCCTGCAGGCACTGGCCAAAATGTGGTAAGAAGACAAGCAAGCAGTATTGAATTTGTTGGCAGCTTAGAAAAACAGTCTGATGTAATTGCTCCTGTTTTCAGCGATAGTTCGACTTATGATGTAGATGATTATGTACTGTATCGAGAAGATGATGATATTCCTTATAGATTATATATCTGTACTACAGCTGTTGAGACTCCTGGAACATGGACAGGGTCTACTAACTGGGCCCCTTGTGCTCGCCCAGAAGAACCTACAACTATCTATATCATGGACAAGGGTACAGTATACGATGAGGAAGAAAATGAAATCCATTCGTACTCCGGATATGTTTGGAGCATTGATGATGACGATTACAGAGAAATATTCAACAACTGTCATGACTTCAAGGTGCAATCAGTATCTAAAGCTTCAACAAAAGCATATTTAGTAGCAAGTGAAAGTCAACAAGGCACAGTACCTGGAACATTAATTAAGAATCCTAATATCTACATAACAACAAGTAATAAGGTTCATGCAGATATTGAAGGTAATGCAGATACTGCAACTAGAGCAACAACAGCGGCCCTTGCAGATGAAGCAACAATTGCAGATAACGATATAAATTCTAATCCGATTGCACAATATTATGTCCACAGTATTGAATCAGATTTCACGAATCAAAATTTAGGTACAACATTAACAATAAATTTAGGAGACTCTAATCTTACTCCTCAAAAAGTATATATTCAGGATACTGTATATTCAGTATACAATCAAAATACTTCGGGACTTGTTAATGGATATGGAACAACAGTATTGTCTGATTCTACAGGTGTAATCTTATCTGGTAGCGGTTGGATTAACCTGAATAATATCACAATGCCTACCGCAGATAAAGCAGCTAAAGATGCTGACGGTAATGTAATTACTTCTACTTATGTTGCAAACGGCAGCTATGATACAAATACTCAAAAGTTGACTCTTACAAAGGGCGACGGAATTACTACTGTTGATATTTCAATTCCTGATACTCAATACCCTACATTCAGTGCAGGAGTTGATGGTCTTGTTGCTGCACCTTCTTCGTCTACAGGTAAATTCTTACAAGATGATAATACCTGGCAAACAGTAACAACTTCAGATTATGTTGGTGCTACTTCTTTAGCAGATGGTGTACACGGACTTGTTCCTGCTGCGTTAGCCGGAGAAGAAGACAGTTATCTCAAAGGAGATGCTACTTGGGGCGGAATAGCAACTACAGATACCTCAGGTCTTGTTCCTGGCCCTGCTTCAGCAGATGACGGTAAGTTCTTACAATATGATGCAACATTAAATTCAGGAAATGGCGGAACTACTTGGACAACAGTAACAGATACAAAGAATACGGCTGGAGCAACTAATGATACAGCAAATTTACTTTATCTTGTAGGTGCATCGGCTCAAGGAAATAATCCTCAGACTTATTCTAATGTTAATGTATATATTGATAATAATACATTATATAGTAATAACAAAGCAGTAGTTAACCTCTCAGATACTCAAGCGCTTACTAACAAGACATATGAAGGTTATACACTGGGAGATGCATCTACAGGAACTATTGGAACTTCGCTTAATAATTCAAGGAATACAACCACTACATTTAGCGGTGATGGTTCTACTACACAGTTCACACTACCTGATACATCAACAGCCATAAGTTCTATTCTTGTTGGGGGTTCAATTGTTAATAATTATACATTTGACAGTTCAACGCATGAGATAACATTTACTTCGGCACCTGCAAGTGGTACAGATAACATTGCAGTTACATACGTTGAACCTGACCCCGGATATAATTCAAATTACTTGCCTACAACTGGTGCAGTAAAAACATATGTTGATTCAAGAGTTGGTGAAGTTTCTAGCGGTAAATTAGATGTATCAGTAATCGCTGGTATATATGATTCTACTCAAACTTATACTTCTGGCGATTTCTGCATGTATGAAGATGTCAATGGATACAAATTATACAAGTGTACAGCAGTAAGTACTACAGGTGATTTTGCCCCAGGTGACTGGACAGCAACAACAATAATTGATGTAATTTTATCATATCATCCTTGATAGAAGGAGTAATATAAATGGAACAGCAGATTTATAACGAAGGTAGAGTAGTCGGATTATCGGCTTGGGAGTTGTTCGCTAAGACATCTCTTGCAAACGGTGTTCCAGAAAGTGCGATTCCTAACGAACAGCAGTGGCTCACCGCAATGATAGGTGCAGGTGCTTCAATGATATTGAAAGTTCCTGCCAATACTTCTGAAGGTATCTATGAAGTAGATTTACCGAGTGGCTCTAATCTCACAGCCTCAGGATTAATAATTGCGAATCCTTTTATGGGAACATGTGAGTGGGATTCAACATCTGGATGGGCTAAAAAGATAATTTCATATGGCGGACTCATAGAAAATATTCACGGTTCTAAAAATCAGCAAGATACTTTTAGTGGGGATGGAGTTACATCAACATTTACATTAACTAATACTCCTTCAACTGTAGATAGCGTTACTATAGGCGGCGTATCTATTGCAGATTATACATTAGAGATTAATAAAATTACTTTAATCCATGAAGAGAACGATAGTTTCGAAGGTGATGGCACCACAAAGACTTTTAACTTATCCGCATATGCTATTGAGTTAACTTCTGTTACAGTTGATGGTACTGTTATTCCTGAAGAAGATTATGGATTAGACGCAGATAGTAGGACAGTTACATTTGTAACTGCGCCCAGTAATCAATCGGATATCGTGATTACTTATTCTGCTGCGCCTATTTCTGGAACAGATAATATCATAGTTAATTATACATATGTAGCATCTCCTGATAGAAACACAACTGTTCCCGAAAATACTAACTATTCTACAGCTACTTATAGAAATTGCGTATCAGAATTTGCGAAGATAACAGACGGTATTGTCTTTACAAAAACTGCTCAGTGGATTGAAAACGATGCCGGAAATAAACCTCCGGAAAAAGATATCAATCCCGATTTCAATAATTCAAGCACATCAGTAAGACTTTACATTAATTCACAAATCAAGTCAGAAGTAGCAGTACTTCTTACAGGATTCAATAATAAGCGAATCTTGCAAGGTGTTTCTAGATATGCTGCAGAGAGCAGTGGTCATAGCGTTGGTGGTTCTACTGATGTTAATCTCAACAATTGGCCGGACGGTGGAATGCTTGGGCCTGAGGTTATTCCTTGGGCAACTAAGATTGTATTCTGCGTACCTAGTTCTGCATATAATTTAGCAAATTCTTTAACAAGAACAATACCTGCAGATACAGATATCACTAATCCGAATTACGACCATGATACCAAGACGTTATTTGATTATACATTAAAAGATTTCGATGATGCTACAGTCAAACCAAATTCTTTCATTGATTTCAATTCTATAAACCTAATAGATTATTATAATAATAATTCAATCACAGGTTCTACACTTACGGAAGATGTGAGCGATTTGGCATTAGGTATTAGCGATGAATTAAATGAATTAGTTGCTTGGTATCCTGGAATGACATCAACAGCTATCAATGCTCAAGTAGACGGAAGTAAGTTCTTCCCTCCCGCATTGTACGCTGCTCAGATTGATTCTTCTGGAACAGGTAAAGTATTAGTTCCTGTAGATGTAGCTGCACCCGGAACTGTTAAGGGTTTTAATAATTCAACTGTAGCATATAATTATACTCAGACAGTTCCTAATACTTACGCAGTATTTTATAACAACACAGAGAAAACGTTTTCATTTGTAACTCCAGGTCAAAGTGACCCTACAACTTGGTCAGGCACATCTAAATTAACTTATAAGACTGCACCTAAGGCAGAACTAGTTGTAGGAAATACAAAAGCAGATTTTATTGCTCTTACAGATTCAAGTGGAAATGCTTATACAACAGACGGAACTTCTGGTGAGTATAATCCTACAGGTACAAATAAAACAAATAGATACTATACCTGGGATAATATGTTTTCTGCACTTACACAAGGCAAGAAGATGGATATTTTAGGCAGTACACTTACATCACTTGGTCAAGAGATGGAAAGCAATGCTCATACAATTGGTGTTGCTGCTAATAGCCCTGTAAGCGAAGTAAAAACATCTAAAGTAACACTTAAAGATAACAACGTACAATTAGGTACTACTTCAGTTTCTTACACAGGTTTAACAAGTAGTTTAATGACACTTACAAACGGAGCATCTATTAAGGTTGGTACAAACTTTATTGAATTCTCTAACGGTAGGAGATTATTCATATCAGAATCTGCCCCTACATCAGGTATGAGAGCAGGAGACATTGGAATAGGTTGGTAATCATATAAATGGCAACTACTATCTACAGTATAGGACCTAATTCAGGAGGTACGGGACATATACATGGTTCCGGAGTAGCAAATTGCGGTTCATATCCTGATATCTGGGCTAACTTCTTAATATACTTTGATAGGGATTCAGGAAGTTCTACAGTTACTTGGCATACTGATGGAATGGGCAACTGGATACACCCTACCTCAGGAACTTATGGATACAAGTTATTCGTTTATCTTCAGGTTGGTGGAGGAGACCCTCAACCTATCATGATTAAGGACAACACTACAGGTTCCTCTTGGTGGAATCATGTATCTATTTCAGATGCTAGTGGTTCATTTAGTACAACAGGAAATGAAGCCAATGTTAGAATTCTTGTAATGGGCAAGAATAGTTGTCAACACAGCGGCCAATATTGTTATAGAGATGTAGCATTTACAGAAGTATTTTCTCAGAATTACGGATTACCTGAATACCAGCAATTCTACACAGTTGATTACAATGCTACAGGCGGCTCACCAACACCTCAATCTCAGACAAAAGTAAGCACAGAAACACTTACACTTTCAAGCATAACTCCTGTGTATCCTAACACGATAAAATATTACAACGAAGCAGGAACTACACTATTATATACTGATACAGTGTATAAGTCGTTTTTGTATTGGAAATGTACCGCAGATATCAACACTTACCAACCAGGCGGGGCATTCAATACAAATGCGAATTGTACAATGCTTGCAAACTGGCAAGACGCTACAACTACACTTAGAGCAATAGGACAAAACAATTTCAAAGTAATTTATGAATACAACGGAGGAACAGGAACTCCACCTTCAGTCCTTTTACCAAGAGCAATAGTTGGATATGCTACAACAGCCGGAGGTTCTAAAGTATATAACTCAGGACAGAGCAATGTAACAGTGACAAACAATCTTAACCTCTATCCTAAATATGGAAATGCTACACTGGTATATGCAAACTTGCCTGTACCTTCGCGTAAAGGATATCAGTTCTTAGGCTGGTACAGAGAATCTACTTTTGTAAATAAGATTACAACTAATATAGACATAACTGCCGACAATACACATATTTATGCAAAATGGCTTGCACTGCCGCTTCATAAGTATACTGCAAGCGGTTGGAGTGATACTGGACCTTATGTATGGTGGTATGATAAAACAAAATCGAACCAGTGGGACAACAAAGCACCTATAAGAAAATTTGATGGAACAAATTGGGTAAACATAAGCGAGTGATAACATGAAGATATATGCAAAGAAACAAAATGACGAATATTACAATCGACTTCCTTTGCCTTCACAAGTAAAGCGATTAGGTAAGTACCTCAAAGACCACCTTGAGGGCGTCTACAAGGTAAAAGAACCTCCGAATGAATACATTGTCTATACTACTATTTTGTATCAGATAGACCCCGAAGTTAGAAAGGCTATGAAGCGATATCCTGATGAACTCCACGGCATAGAAGAAAATATTTATGAAATGAATATTTATCTCAATATTACAACTTATGTAAAGTATATTCGAGTGAATGTCATTCAATTAGACGAGTATGAAAAGACTCTTGGTTACTTGAGATTAGAGCCGAAGGACCTCATTAGTTTACCTTACTGCAAAGAAAAAATCGTTAAATATGTAAAGAAAGTAATAGAAAAACACTACGAAGGGTATGAAGTATTGATATGATAACACTTGGAGTAGGCTTAACTGAAAATGAATATTATGCCCCTTATACTGAAGATTGTTGGATAAATCTTGCTAAAGCAATAATGAAAGTATATGCAGATAAGTATTCTTATCAAATACCTACTTCTGCTTATACTCAAGCAGAATATAGTGAGTTAGACAGGTCAACATATCTTCCTATAAGAAAAAGTGTATTAAAGCAACTGTCAACAGGCCCATTAAGGAATTCGGCTACAGTTGCATACATGTATCAAGGATTAGAAAGAAGACGATTAGAATACAAAGAATCATTAGGCATAAAGTGGAAGGAAAATATTTATGAAGAATTCAGAAATCTTTGATTTAAGTGAAATGTTAGAAGCCATTCAAATGATGGGCTTTGAGCCACTTGAGATGGATTTCTTCAGAAGAATCGAAACTATCAATGAAGGAAACAATTCTCAACTCATTATGTATTGCGAAATCAAAGATAATGAAGTTGAATTGAGTGTATATGAAGATGCTATAAATGTTGAAACATTGAGCAACATAACAAACCCACTTCAGTTTATAGACCTTGTCGAAGAAATTCTTGCTAATCACAATATTGCAAGTGTACAGTTATCTCCGATAGATTCATCTATAACAGTAAATGGAAAACCTATCATAGCCGCAGACAACTTCACTACAAAAGACTTCATGAAGAAGATTATTAGAGTCAAATCATCTAATATCTGGGGTTATGCATTTCAACCAAAGGACTACAACAAAGGTAATATGTTGATTCAGTTCAAAGGTGCAAATGGCGGTCCTGATGATATATACATTTACTATGATGTACCTAGCAAATTATGGCAGAAATTTGTAGCCGCTCCGTCAAAAGGACACTTCATGTGGCAACATATCAGGAATGTATTCAAATATGGTAAATTAACCGGTGATAAGAGAACAAAATTACCAAACGGTGTATAAGTTATAATACCTGAAGGACTTTGAGATTTTATTGATGCAAAAAGCGAAGACGATATCAGTTATCTGATACCGTCTTTTTATATCAATAAAATCGCAAAGTAGATTAATTAGTCATCACACTCTGCAAAATATTCATTGCTAAAGTTAAATGCTTCTTGGACACTTATTGTATCCTCTAATTCGTGTTTTAATCTTTGTTCGGCTGTTGTCCTTGCTTTTACTAATTCATCAAAAGGAATTCCATATAACTGAGACATCTTGAGAAGATAGGAATCTTCTAACTTTTTCTCTCTTTCAATCATCTCGTGGATAATTAAATCTTCAATAGAATCGTATTCGTCATTATATAATTCTTCAACTGTATCTGTAACAATAGTACTTGCCGGTTTGTAAAGCGATATGTCATTAATATCTGCATTATTCATCGTACAGAATATTGACATAAGAGATTCCATCTCATTATAAGGTAGATGAACATTCGCTAAATCTTCGTATGTTACTTCCGAACCTTTCTTGCCTAACTGTTCTCCGGCCTTCATACATAAAGAACGACGAAGTGACCATCCAACATTTCCTAATTCTCGTTCCATGCATTCTGTTATTCTAGGTTTGAAGAAACTAGTGAATGCTAAGTCAGTTCTATATCCTCTATTTGATTCTGTCTCGTGCTCAGGAGAAAACATAAACTTAGCCCAAAGGCGATTGTTCATAAAATGAAGTATAGCCGATTGGTACTTATCATATACTGTAACCGACTGGTTCATAATAATCTTAGACCTTGCCAGGTACCAGAAGAAACTATCATTTAATTCTATGATTTCATTACGAATATCTTTATAAGTGTCACGCTCCTCAAGAGTAGTTTGAGGTAAGAAATTATACAATTCAATGGTGCGGTCTTTAATCCATTGATTCCTCAATTTCTTAGGAGCATCTTTTGGCACATATTCAAGATTAGAAGGATATTCTGACTCGTATTCCATATTATATCAAACCTCCTGGCAAAGTGATAAAGGAAATTACTAAGGTTAAAATATTGATATGTAATGAGATAATTAGATTCTATAATAACAAGTAAAAAATAAAAGATGTTTTTCGTAAAAACATAGAAAATTATTATTAAATTTTTAGATTATTTCGTAATGTGTTTAAAATATTATCGTAATATTACACACCAATTCTATAAAATAAATTTTAGGTATAATAAATTCAAATATTGAAATAATTTCAAGATTGATACAATATCTAAACCAATGTTAAGAATCACTATCAATATTGAAATAATTTCAAGATTGATAAAGTGGTCAAGGCATAAATGAATTCAAATCTTGAATAGATGAAGCAAAAATTCCGGAGATATTTCAGGATTGCAACAAAATATGAATAAAATATATCAAGTGAAAAATATAAAGAAATTTAAAAGAAATATAAATTTAAGTAAGTTATAAATTAATTCAATCTAAGTATCAATTTCTTTATTTATATATGTATTTCAATTTTCAAATTTCGCTTTCGCACAGTTGATATGTTTCTTTACTGCCCACTGCGAAATTAAGTTTCTCTGTATGTACCCGGTGAATCGTTATGGTTAAGTGTATATGAAATATAGTGCGGAGTTATAATGAGAACCATTTAAAAAATTTTTAAACTTTCTTAAGTTCGCCTATTGATTTTTCCGTCAACCTATATTATACTGAGATGTATCATCACAAAGTGCAGATACCGCTGCCACATGTATCTAGGATAGTCGATGCGTTTGCGGTATCATTCGCCTCTTCTGATTCGAGGTACATGTGGTAGCGGTATTTACATAAATCGTTATTCATATCAAAATTCCAAAGGAGGGAGAAAGTGCAAAAAGAAAAGTTAAAGTATTTAGAGATATATCCTTCCGAAGTTGCTGCTAAGAAGATTCTGCGGCATTTAGATACAATGTTGGAGAAGAAGCCTAAAGTATATAAGAAGACTATAATCCGATATAAGAAACTTGCTGAACTTCTTATGCAGTGTTTGGACAAGATTAATAAGTTTATTGAATCTGAAACTTTGCTTTCATCTGATGATACAGAATTTGATGAACTTAGTAAGCCTGTAGAGGATAATCTTGATTCTCTTAAGAATTCTAAATCAATTCAACAGATATCAAATAGTGTAGACGATTTTGATAATATCCACACTTCCGGTCAACAATTTAATAGTTCAAAGATGTCGAAGTACAGAACGATATTGAATACTGGTGCAAATATTGATTTTGGTTATGAAGAAGTTAATCAATGTGCAAAATTAATCAATATGTGGTTCCAAGCAAGAATTCCGAAGTCATCTAAAGATTCAGATTTTAGATATAACATTAATCAACTTCCTTTGTGGATTTCACATATTATCATAACATATGGCTACTACCTTGAACAAGGTAAAGTATACGACTTAGAACAAGAATTCAAATTCTGGTGCAAAGAAATACAAGAGGACCCACATAATACTTATAGAGTTCCTTATTGCGTCTACAATACTTGTAGGTCCGATAAGAGAGAATGTTTTACATTATCGGCTGTCTTGATTTCTGACATCTTGATTGAAAAATGTTACTATTCGTTATTAGATGCTATCGACTATCACGGTTCGGATGTCATATCGCTAGTAAAGGAAAATAATCCTGGTTTAGCAAATGCAATAAGAACTAGAATAAATAACCAAGAGGTCTTACTTGAGTCACTTGAATTTACACCTACTGCTGAAGGAGGAAATGATAAATGATTTACTCCGATAAGCATAAGATTAAATTTACAAACATTTCAGAGAATTATCAAGTAAGGAAGTCCTTCAAGGGGACTTTATCCTCGATGCATTCTTCCGTTATTACTTATGTAGTTAAGCACTATCAAGGAACTGCTAAGTATAAGGAGCAAGTAGTCAAAATTCTCAATATAATTACTTATGCAGTATATTCTGCTGAGCCTCTTCCTTTTGATTGGTCTCCTCAAAATCCTTTTGTGAATGTTCCAGATATTGATGAAGATGCAATCAAGGCAGTATTAGGAGATATTTATCTTACTGCTGATGCTATTGAGTGGGACTTAAAAGTAGTAGAAGAGCCTAGTATAGAGCCTACAATTGAGTCTAAACCAACACCTAAGCAGCCTAAACCGGCACCTGTTAAGAAAGAAAATCCTACAAATATTATAGCAGTTGCGAAGCCTAAATTCACTCCTGTAGATGAAACACCTAAGCAGGATTTTTCTGTCAAGTTAACAGACCCTCTTGATATCTACTTACAGGCTCCTGAGGTCCCTCAATTTGATTTCAATAAACCATTTATGCAAGGAGTTGACGGGACTGATAAACTTGTAGTGTATACAACCTTGCCGGAAATTCCTACAAGACAAAGAGATATTTCTGCTACAACAGATGTCACCAAGATGTCTGAGGCTGATTTATTGAAGTTATTTCCTAATCATCTTATACAGACTCGTGCACAAGCAATGTACGAAGATATTGGGCTGCCTAGAGATGAGCAGTTTGGTAACATAATTCCTATTGAAGGATATACAAATGAACAGATTCTGAAATGTATAATTGAATATCCTCATTTGTATAAGTTAGCAAGACATCAAAAGGGACTTCAGAGCAATACAGATTATCCTAGTTTCTATGGATGGATTGAGATGAATGGTGATTTAGTCCCGACAATGGATATTTGGGATTCGTTAGATATATCGAAACAGATTCCTCGTCAGGCAGAATATGTTAAGGAATACATTGTAAGGAAATATTTATTAGATAGAGACATCAATAATGCTTACTTCAAGTATCCTTTATATGGAGACTTGCAGCCATTCCTTACATTGGTAATGCCTGCAGAAGAATATGCTAAGAGAGGATATGACCCTGTTGAGATTGCAAGACAATGCGTCATTAGTAGAGTAGCATTTAAGCAGTCTAGAAATCCAGTAATTAGGAGGTTGAAGCAGAATGCATGATTGTATCTTTACAGGCTTTTGTGTAAACGGCGAATGTGATAAAGCTTGTCCTGATTATGTAGAGTCTTCTTACTTATTGGAGAAGAACGGAATTTCACTCAAGAGTAATGTATTCCATGCAGACCCAAAACTTATTCAAAAGTATCATGATATAGTTGCTAGTAGTGATGAGAAGAAATTAATTACTGTAGTAGCAACTAATACTAATGAGGCTTCAGAATTACTTACTTATTGCGGAATATGCAAACATTGGAAGCATAGCAGACTCCACATGGTAGTATACAACCTCAGATTTTCTCAGTATCTCGATAATATCCAGAAAAGTTGGAATACAAAGGGAATGAATGATAGTACTGAGTACACTAAAATATGGGCTGAATCTGCAAAGTTACTTATCATCTCTAATATTGATTATGTTAACTTCAAAGAATTTCAGTGCCAGACCCTTTTATCCCTTATTCAGAATAGAGATGCAAATGGATTAAGTACAATTATTGTATCTCCACAAATAACAGCCCTTGCAGGAGACGGCATCTTCTTCGGGCAGTTAAAGAAAATGATGACAAATTCAATTCAGAAGTAATATAAATGACAGGTTCAATAGAATTACAGGTTATATCAAAGATTCTAACTTCACAAGATGAAGCGTTAGTAGATGAACTTTGCAGTTATGATGCAAGTTACTATGCTGTATGTGGAGATGAAATAGAATTTATCCTTCAGCATAGGGAGAAGTATGGCACTGTTCCTGACAGATTTACTTTTGATGCAGAATTCCCTAAGTTCCAAATAGTTGCTGTAGAAGAGCCTCTTGAATTCTTAGTAGACGAACTTAAGAGAAATAAGAGACATATCTTATTCTTGGAAACATTTAACAAGTTGAAAGATATGGGTTCTGCGGATATTGACGATGCTTGGGCATATATGGCTCAGCAGTTAGATGTAGCAGATTCACTTAATACAGTAGCACCGATGAATATCATCAAGCAGGCTCAGGAACGAAGTGACCAAGTCGTAGCATGGAGTAAGCAGACTCGTATTCCTACAGGATTTGCAGAACTTGATAAATTAAGTTATGGCGGTTTGTCTACAGTAGAGGAACTTCTTGTATTCGTAGGTCGTTCAAATGTAGGTAAATCTTGGTGTCTTACAAGAATAGCAGAATCTGCTAATAGAGCCGGATTTAATGTAGCATATTATTCGCCAGAAATGCAGAGCGCTTATCTTGCTACAAGATTTGATACTTGGAGAGGACATTATCAGAACAGCAAATTGTTCACCGGACAATATACTCAAGAATATATTGAATACATTAAGGAACTTCCTAAAGAGACAAATGCAGATTTTTACATCATAGAGGATAAGGATATGCCAGATGGCGTATCTCCTAGACATCTTGCATCATTTGTTAAGAAGCATAACATAAATATACTCCTTATTGATGGTATCTCCTATATGGTAGATGACAGAAAGGGATTTAGTGACCACGAGAAATATGGAAATATTTGTCATGACCTATTCCAGTTAAGTAAGAAATATGGTTGTGCTGTAGTATTAGCCGCTCAGGCGAACAGAGAAACAAAAGATTCAAAAGATGATAAAGGCGTTCCGTTTCCGACAATTTACAATATTGCAGGTTCAGATGCTATTGGTCAGATTGCTACTCAGGTTTATGCTATTAGGCAGATATTTGATAAGCATGTATTTGAGATAAGACTTGAGAAGTCAAGAATGGCAGTTAATGAAAATAATACATTATCATATTCGTGGGATGTAAACAATGGTAACATGCAGTACTTGCCCGGTGGTCCGGACGAAGACCCGATGATAAATACTCCTGAAATCAATACTTCAGAACTTACACCTTCTAATGGACCTGTTCCTGACATAATAAAAGGACTTGACCTTACAGACGATGATGACTCCGGCCTTGAGTGGTGACATCAAATCGTTATTGTATGTGGGAGGTATAAAATATGTTTGCTATTCAACCTATCAACAAATTCTACTCTACAAAGAGATATGTAGCAATCAACAGTGAAACTAATATCCCATATCTTGTGTATGAATGTAATGCTGATTATCCTCAGGCTATTCATGATTTTGGTACACTTGAGGCAGCTACCGACTATCTTACAAAATTCATAACTAGAGAAAATATCGACATAAACAAGTTGACAACTGCTCAAGTTATTGATGTCGTTCTTGTTAATAATTGTAATCAGTTTGATATAATTGAGTATGAAATTGAAGAAGGTCAGGTTAAAGTAAAGAATACTTATACTCAACCTCAATTTAATAGGTCCGCTTGGTTTAAGGGCTAATCCATGACAGAAGAACAAGTAATAACTGCTTTAAAAGCACTAGAAAATTATGGCATGCTAAAGTTAGCAAGGCCTACAGGAAACTATTATCAAATCCACTGTCCTAATAGAGATGGTCACAACGGAGGAGAAGATAAGAAACCTTCTTGTGGTGTACTTCTTCATACAATGGTGAGTGATGGTAAAACACTTCCTGCAGGGTGGTGTCATTGTTTTAGTTGCGGATATCGCAAGATGCTTCCTGATGTTATTACAGATATTCTCAAGTATAAGAATATTCCAAGTTCAGGCCTTGAATGGCTTTCACAGAATGTTCCCGGATTTGATAAAACGGCTGTTGATTTTGACTACTTAATTCCACCGGAAATGTCTGAGAGCATAACTAATAAATATGCTATCAATTATATAATGTCGAAATCAACTAATCAGCCGAAATATGTCAGTGAACAAGAACTTGCGGCATATCGCCTTACAGTTCCCTACATGTATGAAAGAAGACTTACAGACGAAGTTATCGCTAGATATGATGTAGGATTTGATGCTAATTTCAAACCGGCAGGATTTAAGAATGTAGTCCCTTGCATAACATTTCCTATAAGAGATAGATACGGAAATGTATTAGGGTTTTGCAGACGTAGCATCAAAGGAAAGCAATTCTTCATGGACCCAGGTGTAAGAAAGTCAGTGTATGGAATATATGAATTGCCACAAAATGCTAAATCAATAATCATTACTGAGTCATGCTTCAACTGCTTGACCTGCGTGGCGTATGGTCACCCTGCAGTAGCATTATTAGGTACAGGTTCAGAAGAGATGATTTATCAATTAAAGACTATTGGGGCATCAGAATTCGTACTTTGGTTAGACAATGACTCAGCAGGTCATCGAGGAATGAATAAACTCAAGAAAGAATTGTCAAAAGTTGCAATAATAAGCACGGCTGCTCCTATCCCTCCGCTGACTAATCCTGAGACAGGTGAAAGTATACCAAGAGATATCAACAACTTGGAAAGATTGGAGTTCGAGGAATTGTATTCTCAAAAATTTTAATGAGACCGTAATATAAAATTCCTAAAACACCTTTATTTTCTTCGCATTATATATTATAATTATAATGTCATTATAGGCGATGGCTCACATATCAAAAGTCGTCGAAGTTATCAATATCCCAAAGGAGGAACTACTATGTCACAGTTCAGAGTCACCCGTAACCTTTATATGGAATATGTCCATGATTTTACTTTTCCGCTTTCTTATGAGTCTTGGCTTAATGCCGATGACAATTATAAGGCGGTTCTTTTATTTGTCAATTTCTTTGACCAGATTGAACTCGCTTGGTACAAGGAGAGATACTCCTACGGTCCTGCTCTTGAGGAGGATGCAGTATCCGAAGTCAATCAGTACCTCATGAAGAATGTAGCAAAGATTGTCGAAGACCCGAAGAGGTTCACACCTAGTTACATTTACCGCGTTGCTGCTAACTGCATCAGTTGTCTTGGTTTCCCTCAGGTTGACCAGTATCGTAACAAGTTGGAAGTTTCCAACGAAGTCATAGGAGATGACGGCAACATCGTCAATCTTTATGACCTCGAACCTTCCGAAGATGATTCTTGCGAAGTCAGGCAGGCGAAGGAAGCAGTTTGGGCCATCATCGACAAGATGGGACCTAAGGCTCAGAAGGTAGTCAACAAGCTCATCAATCCTACAGATTCGCTCAGTGTTTCTCGTACGAAGAACACCGGGGATGCTCTTCAGGATGTCTCAGTATCCAAGGCAGAATACAATGAGATAATCAAGGAGTTGAGAGTCAACTTGGCTGATTATGTTGATGTATTCCTTCCTTGTATCACAGATTCAGCCAGAGGCGATTCTCCTAGAGATTCGTTCATTCGTGAGATAGATGCCCTTAAGGATACTATTGCTAATAGCGATTCCGAGAAGGTCAAGAGAGAAGGTAAGAAGGCCCTTAAGAGAATGAGGGCTGACCTGGCCCTCTACGATATGCTTCATGCAGGTTACGCCGTATGAGGTATCACTTCATAGAACAATTCACCGCTAAGGGAACCAGAGTAGCATCTGGCTCCCTTTCTCTATGAAAGAAAAAGTATGAATCGTTATAATATATAGAATATAACTTCATAGTTATACAATGTAGGCTAAGTTGAACATCGAGAGTGCAAGAGTACAGATACGGAAGCCATACATCAATAAAACAAAAGTCACAAAATCAAGGAGGAAAACACAGTATGGCTTTTAAATCCGTAGAACAGTTCAATGACGACAGGTATCATGGCCTTTTCAGATTGGTCAATGATGGCGACCACGCAGATGTAGTATTTCTTTATCAGTCGATGAAAGATATGTTAGTCGCTCAGGCTCACTATATCAAGTCGGCTGATTATTCTGGTTATGTGCACTGCACCGGTCAGGGTTGTCCTGCATGTGGTAAGGGAATTAGAGTACAGACAAAGCTCTTTATTCCTGTTTATAACATGGAAAAGGATGAGATTGAATTCTGGGATAGAAATATGAAGTTTGAACCTGTTATGGAACAGGCAGTCTTCAATAGATTCCCAAACCCTTCCGAATTTGTATTCAGAATCACTAGACATGGTGTACCGAATGACATCAATACTACTTATAGCATTGAGGCAGTAGGTAAGAATGTATCACTTCCTTATGGTGCATTACTTGCAAAGTTCAATACAAAGATGCCTGACGCTTATTCAGTAGTAATCAAAGATGCATCTGTTTCTGAACTGACAACAATGCTTCAGAATAGCGGAAATGAATCTGCATCAAATATGCCGGAGTATACACCTGTTCCTAGAGAAGGATATCAGCCGGTCATTCCTAATACATATGTAGATGCTTCTGAGGCAGTACCTTCAGAGACCGAGCAGGTTCAGGTTAACTTCACTCCTAATGTCAATGGTGAGGCTCCGGTACCGTCTGATGATTTCAATGATGACGATGACGAACCTTTATCCGAAGATAAAGTAGATTTTTGATTTCTTGACAATTTGATATTGGTAAGACAAGTTGTACTTGTCTGAACTTCTATTTTAGGAGAAACTAATGGGTTTATTTAGTCAAGCTAAGATGGATGAAATCAATGCCATTGCTGAGAAATCAAAAGAAGTGCTTAAACCGATAAAGGTATCAAAAAGCGTAACTTCTTCTCAACATGAAATTCAAGAATCCACCAAGGCAGTATTAGAATATTTCAAAGATAGTCCAGCAATACTGATTACGAGTAAGGAGCAGTTACATGAATATGTAGTTAAAGCGATTGAAAGTGGGTATTGTGGAATAGATACTGAGACTACTGGACTTGACCGCATACATGATACTGTAGTAGGCGCATCGCTGTATTATCCTGGCGGTGTAGAATGCTATATACCATGTAAGCATCTTGCTCCAGTATTCGAAGTACCTTATGAAAATCAATTATCCTATGAAGATGTCGGTGAAGAATTAGAAGAATTTGTCAAAGCAAAAACTAAGATGATTTTTGCTAACGCCGACTTCGACTTGGCAATGATTTACAAAGACTTCAAAGTAGACTTAATTCCTGTATGTTATTATGATGTCATTTCTGCTTGGAGATGTATTAAGGAAGACGAAGAAGACAATAGGTTGAAAGCCCTTTACATGAAATATGTAAAGAAAGGACAAGGAGACCCTAAATCATTCTCAGACTTCTTTAATCCAAAGTTATTTCCTTATTGTAAGCCGGAAATTGCTAAACTCTATGCAGCGAACGATGCAAAGATTACATATGAATTGTTCAGGTGGCAGTTGCCTTATGTAACAAAAGACCACCCGAAATGCACAAAACGCCATATGGAGAAGATTGCTAATCTGTGGTGGAATGTCGAATTACCGATGATTCGTGTTTGTGCATTGATGCATAGAACAGGTATATATTTTGATAAGACAGATAGAGATTTATTGAAAGAAAAATATTCAATAAAGTATCAAGAAGAACTCGATAAACTTTTTGCTATGGTGCAAGAAGTTATGGATGAATCTGATGCAATTACTGTCTCTAAATCTCCTTTTAAGAACGGAGCATCTTTTAACGAGGCAAGTCCTCCGCAAGTAAAATATCTGCTTAATAATTTCTTGCATCTTAATGTAGATTCAGGAAAGAAAGATGTACTGAAGGAACTTAATATTCCTATAACAAACCAGATACTAGAGGTAAGAGCCATCAATAAATTGCTTAATACATTTATTGATAAACTTCCTCGTGAGGTTGCTAAAGATGGTAGAATCCATGCAACATTCTCAAGTATGGGTGCGTCAACAGGAAGAATGTCAAGTTCAAATCCGAACCTTCAGCAGATACCTTCTCATGCATTAGATATCAGACATGAATTTAGGGCAACTCCTTCAAAGGATATTATTTCTGAGTGTAAGGTTGTAGATAATAAACTTCAGATAACACTATTTAGTTATGATTCTGTTACATTAAATGGTGGAGTATCAAAAGATGTAATTGATTTATCTCTGGGTGATGAGATTATCTCGATTAAGGGCATTTTGAAAATCCATGAGATTAATCATCATTTACCTAATACAACTATATCATTTGATTCTTCCCAGACAGACGATAGTATAAGACATACCACACCACCTTATGTAATGATGTCTTCGGACTACTCCCAGCAGGAACCAAAACTTACTGCATATGTTTCACAAGACCCTAACATGATAGGAGCTTTCAAAGAAGGTAAAGACATCTATTCTACTATTGCCTCTCTTGCATTTAAGAAACCATATGAAGAATGTTGTGAGTTCTATCTTGATGAAAATGGTAAAAAGACTGACCAAGTTAATCGAGATGGTAAGGAAAGAAGGTCTCAAGCAAAAGGTATCGTATTAGGTGTTACATACGGTCTGTCTATTCCGTCATTGGGTGAAAACTTATTCGGTGCTAATAAGCAGATGACTGACGAGGAAAAGACCAAGGCAGCTCAGTCCGTATATGATGCCGTTCTTGAAGCCTTCCCGAATCTTAAAGCATTCATGAATAAGGCTCAAGCAGATGCAAGGAAGTACGGTTATGTCGAAACCATTCTTGGACGGCGTAGACATATTCCTGATATGCAGTTAAAGCCATTTGAATTCAAAGCAGGAAAGGGATATGTTAATCCTGATATTGACCCTCTTGACCCTACAACACTTCAAAACAAGAATGAAATTCCTGAAAGAATTGTAAAGCAATTAGAGAAAGAATTTGCTAATTACAAATACTACGGGATGGTTGTCAAGGCTACAAAGAGGTTAGACGAGGAACATATTCGAGTAATTAATAATTCGAGAAAGATAACTGATGCATCAAGGAAATGTGTTAACTGCGTAGATGATAAAACTGAAATACTTACTACATCCGGATGGAAGAAGTATAACGAAGTTTCTATTGGGGATGAAATACTTTCATTTGATATAGAAAAGAACAAAGTTACACGGGACCATATTCAAGATATCATAATATCTGAAGGAGACCATGAAGTTGTTAAATTTAATTCATCTACATTTAATGCAGTAAGTACTATGAACCATAGATGGGTAGTTTGTACATCTAAAGAATCTCCTAAGATTGTTGAGACTGAAAAAATCTATAAGCATAAGTGGCCTGATTATCCTATTCTTCGTTGTGGAGATAACGAGTTTGAGCCTAACTTAGAATTTACAGATAATCAACTTAAATTTATAGGATGGGCACTCACAGATGGTCAAATTGATACAAAACATAATTGTATTTTCTTGTATCAATCTACACGTAAAACCAAGAATGCTACTGTATATCACGATATGATAGATACAATGGATGCTTTAGGGATTGCTTATACAGACAGAATTTATAATGACCCACTTTATCATGACATATATGTTAAAAAATGTGAATTTACCTCTAAAGTCTGCAATATGTTCCCTAATCGTGTATTAACATATGAATTCTTAAATTCTTTATCTCAGCATCAAGCTCAGGTATTGATGAAAGCTATGTTACAAGCAGATGGAAGCGGAGTCGATGGACATGGAGAATTAATAACATTACACGGTAATAGTAAATCTACACCTTCCATGTGTTGCAGTAACATTGAAGAGACAGATTTGTTTCAATATCTAGCATTCATTGCAGGGTATGCTACAAATGTTACTACATGCGAACCCATGGATTGTACAAGTAAAAACAAGTTGTATGAATCCATGGGGAATATTCCTAATACTCGTAATACATACTACACAGTAACTGTATTAAAGAGACAGCGTGCACATGTATATCCACATAATAAATCTCTAATGCATTGTAATCTTGTGTGGTGTGTAAGCACTAATAATCATACTTGGATAGCTCGAAGGGAGGGAAAAGTATTCATAACAGGAAATTCAATCATCCAAGGCAGTGCTGCTGACTTAACTAAAATCGCATTATTGAAAATCTTTAACAATAAAGAGTGGAATGAACTTGGTGCTCGAATTCTTGTCCCTGTTCACGATGAACTTATTGCAGAAGTTCCAATTCGGAATGCTGAAAGAGCCGGTGAATTGTTAGGTTCGTTAATGAGTGAAGCAGGAAACTTTTTGCCGTTCACAATTAACTGTGATGTAGAGACATCATATAAATGGTATGGTCTTAGTTTCCCTTGTCCTTATCAAAGGCCTAATGCACTTGTAGGTGAGAATCCTTTTAGCAATCTTACAACGGCCGAAATACAATGGATACAGTATCACTTATTTGAATGTGAATATACATTACCTGTCTATAAAGACAAAGACGGCAAGAAACCGTTAGGTGATGCAGCATTAGGAGTAAATGGTACATGGTCTCAAGAGACGGAAGATGCAATCAATGATTATTTACGCAGGTATAAAGTACCTCTTGATAACTTCGTTGATAATATCTTCCATAGAGTAAATGGTGATATAGTTAAATAACTAAAATAAAAACAACCGTAAAGGAGAAATCAAAATGAAATTCACAGTTTCAACTAAACCCCTTCAGAACGCGATTGATTTAGGAATTATTAAGGAAAATATTTCTAAATTTAATCAGAAGAGCTGTCTTGCTCAGGTTACAGCAACAAGAGAGACACTCAGAATCAACATCGAGGCTCCTTCTATTTACACAGAAATAGTGTTAAGAGGTTCGGGAGATTCAGATGCAGAGGAAACTATCTTTGTTGATTGTGCACTTCTTCGTCAGCTTGTAGATTCCTTCGACAAGGATGTAACTACAATTGAATTTGTTGAAGGCGGAATTAACTTACATTCCGGTTCAAGTAAGTTTACTCTTGCTAAGTTACTCGATGCAAATAACCTTTCACTCAATAGACCCGCTAATCCTACAGAAGGTAATAGCATTGAATTGAAGTCCGGTGATTGGAAGTTCGTAAAAGAACATCAGATGTTTGCTATCTCAGTTTGGATGATTCACCCGGTCTATACAAAGGTTTGGGTAGGTGAAGACGGTAAAGTAGTTGTTGGTGATATTGATAATGTTATCTTCACACTTTCAAATAAGTCCAACCTCGGCTCTACTTGTCTCTTGAATCCTACAATTATCAATCTGTTCACTAACCTTCCTGAAGGTTCAACCATCAAGCATGTTGATAAGAGTTATGTCCTTTCAGTAAGTACAGACGGTTATAGTCTTACTTCTCAGTTTGTTCCTGAATATGAGGAAGATGAAGGCATTGGTAGTTACAATTCTGAGGCAATCTTAGGTACACTTGCTAAACCTGAAAACTACATTGAAGTAGATGTAGCACCTATCAATAAGTTCCTTAATCAGGCAGACATCGTTGCTACAGCTCAAGATACTTCTACTTCGTTCAAGTTAGAGGGCAATACTCTCATGCTTAATAGAGGTTCGGGTGACTTCAAGTCTGATGTAACTATTACAGGAACAATTGAAGGATTTGCAGGTGACTTCAAGTCTACATTCTTCAAGTCGATTTTCTCAAGTATTGACGGAGATAAGATTAAGATTGGACCTGTTTATAACGAAGGCGAACTTTCAGGTAGCCTCTTCTGGACAGACAATCTTGCAATAGTATTAGCATTCCAGGAGTAATAAATGGCATTTCAACCTATAGAAAATTTTAAAGTTGCTAGGTTTAATTCTGCAACAAGCAGTAACTTCCTGGACTATTATGAAAATTCTTTAGACAGTTTTATACGAGAGCAAGAGTCTGAGAAACCTTCTCAGACCTTCGCTCCTTCTTCTATAAGGTGTAAACGAGTTAGTTGGTTCAGATTACGTGGAGTTGACCCCGAAGTTGAAAAGCGAGTAGATAGGGGACTTAAATTTACTGCTGATATTGGAACGGCATGTCATCATATTATTCAGTCTACACTTATAGGTGCTTTAGGTGCAGATTGGATTGATGTTGAAACTTATCTTGAGAATGCAAATCCTCCTTATAAGTACACATGCGAACATCTTGGTTTTGAAACTAGAATTGAGATAGCAGACCCACCTGTAAAGTTTGCTCCGGATGGTATAATCAACTTTGAAGGTGATACTCGTCTACTAGAGATTAAGACTTGTGATAATAAAAGCTTTGAACGACTTTCAGAGCCTAAGGCTAATCATATTGACCAAGTTAAATGCTATTGTACACTACTAAATCTCACTAGTGCTCTAATGATTTATCAAGATAGACAATATGGTGAATTAAAGTGTTACGAGGTAGATGTATCGCTTAAAGATATGCAGGAAGTTTGGCATATGTTTAAAGAAGTCAGAGAATATGTAGACAAGAATATTGCACCTCCAAAAGTATCTGATACAAGGTACTGCACACCTAATTATTGCAGATATTACAATAAATGTAAAGAATGGTGAATCGTTATATCATAATGAGGATATTATTGTTTAAGGAGGTAATTTGATTTGAATCTAGCTTCAAAGTACCGCCCTCGTACATTTGATGAAGTTGTTGAACAGTCTTTGGTAACTACACTTGTTAAGACAATGTGTGAGTCTGAGACTTTACCTAATAGAAACTTTCTATTTATAGGTCCAGCAGGAACGGGCAAGACGACTACAGCCCGCATCATAGCAAATCAACTGAACGAAGGTAAAGGTGAGCCGATAGAAATAGACGCAGCCTCTCACGGAAGTACTGAAGAAATTCGTCAATTAATGGCTCAGGCTTCTCAATTCCCTATTGGAATGAAGTATAAGATATTCATAATTGACGAGGTACATTCTGTTAGTTCTCAAGGATTTCAAGTAATGCTTAAGACACTTGAGGAACAACCGGCTAAGTCTATATTTCTTTTTGCTACAACAAACCCTGAAAAGATTCCTGCTACAATTCTTTCAAGAGTTCAAACTTTTAGGCTTTCAAAGATAAGTACAAAAGGAATTCACGATAGGCTTAAATATGTAATTGAACAAGAGAACAAAGAAGGACAAGGAATTACATATGATGAAGAGGCATTAGATTATATTGCAAGATTGTCTAATGGAGGAATGCGAGATAGTTTAACAAACCTTGATAGATGCTTAGCATTCAGCAAGAATATAACTCTTGACAATGTAAGTGAGGCTCTTGACCTTCCTGATTATGATACTTATTTTGAACTTCTTAACTCGTTGGTTAAGAAGGACAACGAATCTACTACAAAGATAGTAGACGAAGTGTATAACTCAGGTACAAACTTTGTAAAATGGTTTGAGGGATTTCATTCATTCTTATGTAATATTGTCAAATTTATCTATATGAAGGACATTAGGGCAACTATGATACCTTCTCAGTATGCCGACAAATTATCTTCATATACAGAGGCACATGCAGTAATCTGTCTGAGACTTTCTAATGTATTATTGCAATTAAATAAGGATTTGAGAACTACTCAATATCAGATTGAAACTGCTATGACATATTTGTTAACTAGCAAATCTCCAAAATAAGAGGGAATTGATATGGATTCTATAAAAAATGCTTTAGAATCTTTAGATGAAGATTTCAAGGCCGCAGATAAAGTTGTAGATGACATCTATAGTAACTACTTTGCAAAATACTTCTCTAAAGTATCTGAAATGCATACAAGATTTAGTGATATAAATGTATCTATAACTGATAAGGAGTTGGAGTGGATTATAACTTCACTTCCTCTTGATTTGTTTGCTGCTTCAGATGCACTTGCACAGTTTAAACAACATAATGAGATTGTAAAACTTACGATAAAACAAAGGAAGCAAGATAAGAAAGCAGAAGAAATTGACGAAGAGTACAAATTGATGTCAATCGTCTATTCGTCTGTTATTGCTAAGGTAGAGCATCAGATATCATTTTCTAAAGAATTAATAATGGGTGCTAAGAAAGTATGGGACGCAAGGAAGCGGACAGAACAGTCTAACCCTATAAACGAAGTAACTACTCCTGATTTACCTGATTATAAGCCGATTAAGAAAACAGGCCCAATGACTTACATAAAAGGAGTAGATTATGAAGGCTAAGTTCATCTATACAAAGAATCATACATATAGGTGTACAACCTGCGGTTATGAATACAAGGAACTTCCGCCAGAGGATGGTTCCGGTGAAACATGTCCTAACTGTTGGATGACAAAAGTTACGGAGGGATACGCCAATGGCAACATTCAGCGAGATAATTAAGAAATGTGAGAAAGATTGGGCTTGTCCTGATTTGATGGAAAGTGTCAATAAGGCAGCCGGTAGAAAGATTCCTTTTTCATCTCCATCACTTAATTGGGCAACTTATGGAGGAGTTCCTAGAAATGCTATAACAGAATTCTACGGAGTTCCTGGAGGTGGTAAGTCCACTTCTGCTATTGATGTATGCAAGAACGCTTTAGTATTATTCAATGAAGAATATAACCAAGAAGTTCTTGAGTTAGAAGAAAAGATAGCCGAAGGTAAGAAGGAATATAAGATACAACTAGCAGACCTTAAGGAAAGAGGTCCTAAAAAGATTCTTTATATTGACCTTGAGCATTCTTTTGATAGGAAATGGGCAAAAACATTAGGAATAACTAATAAGGCTATTGAAATCATGCAACCGCCCGATATTGCTGCAGAGCAGATACTTCAGAAGGTTCAAGAAATCATTGAAACAAACGAAGTAGGTCTGTTAGTTCTCGATTCAATTCCTTCTCTTATTACTCAGGCCGAATTGGATAAGAAATATGGAGAAAGAACAGTAGCGTCTCTTGCAGGACTGATGACAGTATTCTGCAGAAAGGTAACTCAGTTACTTAGTAGATATGATTGCACAATGATATTTATCAACCAGCTCAGAGTCAACATGGATAATCCTTATGTAGACCAGACTCCCGGTGGTGAAGCAATCAAATTCTTCTGCTCACTTAGACTTGCATTTAAACTTGGAAATCCTGTTGATTTCTTAGGTGGTGACCTTCCCCAGAAGGCTGAGAATCCTGCAGGTTATAAGATAGTTGTAACACTTAAGAAGCAGAAATCTGCACCGTTTGACAGAAAGATAGCAACATACTTCTTACTTGCTCAATCAGGTCTCAGAGTTGATTACGAGTATGCTGACCTTGCTATTAAGCAGTATGATATCATAGTCAAGAGCGGTGCTTGGTTCACATTATGTGACCCTGAAACAAAAGAACCGTTAGAGGTAGATGGAGCCCTTGTTAAGGTGAATGGCCTTGCAAAGGTTTATGACTACCTTCAGAATCACGAGGATTACTACAATAAACTTTGTGATTATATCAACAATAATATGGTACAAGTGGAGTTAGCGGAGTTCAGTGAAGAACTTCCCGAATAATAAATGACAAACAAGGAAGCATCAAAATTACAAGAAGACATGGTAGCAAAATTCCTCGGCTGGAATGTAGTTTCCGGTAGTGGGGCTAGACCTTTCAAGCCAGGAGATGTTCAAAATGAACACTATTTGTTAGAGTGCAAAACACATACAACAGAACAAACTAATATTGTATTCTATACAAAACATTGGGAGAAGATTTCTATAGAAGCAAGGTCTACTAATAAGTATCCTGCATTAGTTGTAGACAACGGAACTCAGAAGTCACAAAATACTTGGGTCATGATACCTAAAAGAGTTCTTCCTGAGAAAGTGTTTAAGATATTTGGACTAGTAAATACAGCAAAGTCAGAAAGTACTATTACATTCCGACATGAAGCCGCAAAATCGTTATACAAAGCAGGACATAATGACGATAAGATAAGTTATTTTCCGGGCTGGTGTAACAATGAACAAATAGCCATAATGACTTTATCTGAGTTCAATAAGTTTTACGAACAGGAGTTTGAATGTTAAGTATTCAGAATCTAGGTTTAAGTGTAATGGGAGATTCGCCTAAGAATTTTTACATCTTAGGCGGAACTGAATTTGGAATAAAGGAAAAATATATTGACATCTTAACACAGAAGATAGGAAGTAAGATAGAACATTCTAGTGTTATAGACTTAGTATCTTCTATGGAGAAGAAGCAATTGATTCCTATTCCTCCCTCCGTCTATGTAATTAGGTATGATAAAACATTCTTGAGCAAATTGCCTGATAAACATGGAGAACTTGCTCAAAGAATCTTGAATTGCAGGATAAATGGTTGCATCGTACTTGTATATGAATCTGATTCAGATATAAATAAGTGTGATAAGTATTTTCCTGATAATACTGCAATAGTTAATCATATTGATAGCAAATTTGTAGTAAAGTATCTTAAATCAGATTTTCCTGAACTTTCAGACGAGTATTGCAATATTGCAGCAAGAATCTCCTCGGACTATTATCAAGCAAAGAATATAGCAAGATGCTTGTATTCTATTCAAGATAAAGTCAACCTCAAAGAAAATCAAATAAAGTATCTATTTGGTTTAGATACAACCTATTCTGACAGTGATGTTATGCAGGCTGTAGCAAATAGGGATTTTTCATCTTTGATTTATATTTCGGAACATTACGACGGAGATATTCAGAATATATTGTACACGATGCTTCGTACAATGATTGAATTGGACAAATGTTTGGATAATAAGTATTCAACCTCTCCTATTCAAAAGGCTGCTAAGTTATGGACAAGATATGATGTTTATTATTACTTTAATCATATTTATAATGCCCTTAAGCAATTACGAACCGGATATACAACAGATGTTTCGTTATATATAACATATCTTGCTGCTTTGCTTAGATTTAAGCAGATACCTGATACTCGAGTTTTGGAGTGATGTATGGATTTTCAATGTCAAAGACAGGCGATAGATAACCTCAAAAAATTACAAGAGGCTAACAGACACAGCATCATTATTTCAGGCTGTAGGGGCTGTGGTAAAACTTACATTGTCAAGGAATGGGCAAATATGCTCGGAATTAATGATGTAGCAGTTGTCAATCCTACTGTATCTGAACTTAAAACAGTAATAGATACTTTATTAGACAACCATGCTCCGGCAGTATTGTGTATTGAGAATCTAGATGATGGTGTTGTTCAGGCAGCATATCCTTTGCTTAAATTCTTAGAAGAATGTCCCGAATATTTATATGTAGCAGTAACTTGTACAAATATAAGAAATGTTCCTTCTACTATATTAAGTAGATGTATCTTAGTAGATATTGCTATGCCAACCTCTTCAGATTTAGAACAATTTGCTACAAGTATAGATTTTGAAAGTTTTCATGCTATTGAAGATAAGAAAATATGGAAGTGCGCTAAGAGTTTCAAAGATGTCAAGACGATTCTTGCCTTAGACCCTAATAAGTTGGCATATTTTGAATCGTTATCAACTATGGTAGCATTCAAGGATACAGTTAGTAATATTTCGTGGAAATTACAACATTATCCTGATAATTCTGAAGCACCAGTTACAATTGTTATAAGATATCTATTACAAATTCTTAAACCTTCACAAATTAGGGCTTGTTTAGATTGTTTAGATGACTTACAATATAATAGGATGTCAACAAACGCTATAGTATCAAAATTAATATTTGAATTAAAATATACTGAATAAGGAGAATCCAAATGGATAAATATGTATTTAGTGGCTCAGTAAGACCATTTGTTCATGATAAACTCATGTCACTTCCTGACTTTCAGCCCTTAGATGTTCTTGTAACTCAGTTAGACCGAGGAGAAATTCAGAATGCTATAAAGAATAAGCAAGATGGTTTCTGCAAATGGTTATTCATTGATTCTGGTGCATTTAGTATACATACAGGAAAAGCAAGATTTCCTGAGAAGGGTGTAAAGGACCCTACTTTTAGACAATGGGAAGATAATTATATCGACTATCTTAATAGTATTGATGAATATGTTGATGTCTGTGCACAGTTGGATACTATTCCAGGTAAGTTCCAGCAGCCAAAGAGACCTGAGGATTATGTAGAATCGGCTAGAAAGTCTTGGGAAAATTACCTGTATATGAGAAGTAAATTGAAGTCTCCTGAGAAGGTAATGCCAGTATTCCACTATGGCGAGGATTTGAGTGCATTAAAGAATATGCTTGAGTGGAGAGCAGAAGATGGAAGTAAGTTAGATTACATTGGAATTTCACCTGCTAACGATGCATCTCAGGAAGAGAAAGATATCTATATTGCACAGTGCAATGATGTAATTGATAAGTCAAGTAATCCTCATGTCAAGACTCATCTTTATGGAATGACTTCTTTACAGTCATTAGCAAAGAGTAGATGTTATTCGGCCGACAGTGTAAGCCATAGGTTACAGGCCGCATATGGAAAAATAGTTTCTCCTACATTCGGAGTTGTATCGACTTCAATGAGAGTTAGACAGGATAACAATAAGTCCGGAGCAGCATTTGATTACTTTGCAAGTCAGCATGATATTGATATAATTACTGGTGAACTCAAGGCGTGTGGACTTACATGGGATGATGTTAGAGAAAATGCAGATGCAAGAACCGCATTTAACATCTGGGCTATTCAGCAACTTGTTAGTGGAAGATACAAGTATAACGAAGCCAATAAAGTTAAGAAAGCAAAGAAACTTTTCTAAATCAAAATCATAATATTTTGAAGTAATTTCAGAATATAATAGAGGTAGGGCATTTACTTAACCTTTATTATTTCTGAAATCTTACTTTAAGGAATACTGTGTAATGAAAACATGTTTTACTGTAACAATTCAAGCATCTGAGATGCACGATTTACCGAAGTATACTGAGTTGTTCAATTCTGCAGAAATTCCTGATATTATCTGTGTTAAATTTCCCGATAATTTACCTAGAGATTTTGAATTATCAGGAATTTACTATCTAAATGATAATAAGATTATCGATTTTGATGGGCATGTAACTAGAAGTGAAAACAGGCCTTGGATTGACATCAATAAAGATATTCTCGACTTTAAAGCAGGTCAACATACTTATCGCTTAACATTTACAAAGCCTGAAATGGTCCTTACCGCTATATGTTGGTTTAGTTATATAATTCAAGATAACTTTGTAGACAAACCGTATATCTACATGAAACGAGAAGAAAGTGAAGAGGAGAACTCGTAATATGAAATTGAAGAGGATTTATGCTTCTGAACTTTATTTAACAAGCACCCGTAAGGATGCAATCAAGTCTGCTATTGAAAATCCTTACAATGCTGAACTTGTTCAACAGTTTTCCGAATACTTAGATGATGATTCTAAATCTAAGTTAGAGGATGCTATTCAAGATAAGCAAGAAAAATTAGCAGAAGAAGCCAAGGAGCATGAATCAGAAGTCGAAGAATCCGATGTCAGAGGCCCCGAGGAATTTGATGACTTACCTGATGATAGAAATGTATTTTCTCCTTCATATGGTGGTGGCGGAGGTCCTGCTGGAGGTCCTAGCATATTTGATGAGCCTGCCGGTGGAGATATGCCAGAAGGCGGAGATACGTCAGAAGGTTCGAGTGAACCTGACGAGTCTGTAGAAGAATCAACAGCTATATACGGCAAAGTTACTGCTGATACAGATATTGAAAATAACATCAACACACTTAGTGCTGACGCAGAAGTTATCAAAGGTACTTTAAATAGTAGGCAAGATACTGCCGGAGTTCAGAGAATCACAATTGATGAAAAGGAACTTTGGATTTATTACAAAGACGAAGTAAACATTGGCGATATAATGGTAGATGTAATTGAACTCCTCAATGGAACAGATTATACCTACTTAACTTTCAGTAGATTAGCAAGAAGCAATAATGCTATTGTATTCGATATTAGTTTTAATTCTCAAGAACCAATTAAACCAATAACAGAAGTTGCAGAAGAGGATAAGTGATATGAAGAAATACGTCAGGTCTGATTTTGATATGTATAATTATTTCAGAGATGTTTGTAGTAAGTCTGCTAAAGAAGCATCTGATGCAATTTGGCAATTCCAAGATGATATAACAGGAGACCCTGCTATTTCAGATTCACTTTCCAACGAAGATATTGAAACACTTGATAAGGCAAGAATAATTCTTGATAATTTTGCTAAAAACATTTGATTATGAAAAGATACGTAGATTCAGCGACAGTAGTCAAATATAATGCTAATACGCGAGGAACATCTACAGGGGACTGTACTACTCGTGCAATTTCTTTAGCATTTAACATGGATTATCCTAAAGTTAGGAAATTGCAAAATGAATCTTGTAAGACAAATAGAATTTATCCTTTCAATAACTTAGAAAATTGCAAGAAAGTTATTAGTGCCCTCGGTGGAGGTCCGATGATTACAGTCACTGGTAGAGTTACTGTAGAAGAGTTTGCAGATTCTCATTCAGGAACATATATCATATACTGTGGAAAATATGAAAGCAGTTCTCGTAGAACTCATCTTGTTTGTATAATTAATGATAGAATATATGATAGTTGGGATTCTAGAGGAAGGTTTGTCAAAGGATATTGGGAGATAAGGAATGGAATAAGGCAAGAGCACATCACCGATATTCAGCCTGTTATCAAACAAAAACTCATAACAGATAGAGATATTAATTACTACAACGAACTTGTTGGTGGTATGATGGATAGAATCATATCCAAAAATCGTAAGATAAAGAAACTCCAACAGGAATCTGATTTTGGTATCAGCCTGCAACTTGAAATATATAGAATCACCCTTAAAGATTATACATTCACACTGACTTGTGATATTGATGTAATCTATGGAGGAAATATTCGGGCTCAGACTTATCCAGGTAAGATTGTAGTAGTATTCAAACCTACTATGAAGGCCGACGAGATAGATGACTATTTCTATGAAACATTCTTTAATAAATTCTATTCATATTTATACAATATCATAGCAAAGATAGAAGATACTTGTGAGGGTGTAAAACTTTTAGGCGACCAGCCTAGAAACTACAAAGGAATTGCTTTCTATGATATGCGAGACAAGAAATCTTTTGATTCACTTCCTTATTGGGTCAAATCACTTGCAACTAACTTCTAC